GGGCGCGTGAACTTTCTAGACGGGCGTGACCCACACGTCGATCCGGCCTGCGTCGGGCACCGCCCGCTTGCTCATGTTGAGCTCCACCACGAAGCGGTCATCGGCGAGAATGCCCGCCTCGACTAGGGCGTCCAGCACGATCTTCCCGACGTTGTCCACGTCAGGCTTCGTGGCGTACGGGATGCCGAGCGTCTCCTCCCGGCGCTTCCATCGCTCACGGTCGCACCACGCAGGCCGCGCCTTGGGCAACGGCCATATGGCCACGATCTCGACGGCCACGGGGCCAGCGATGGCCTCCCCCTGGCGCTGCTCTCGCAGCATGGTAACGGCAACGTCCATCCATGCGCGATGCTCGGGCGGCATGTAGACGCGTCCACCTCCTCGAGCAGCTCGTGGACGTGAGGCTCCACGGGGGACGAGGCCGATCGTGTAGTCGGCGGTCATTCAACCTCCACCGGGAACAGGGGCATCGCCACGGCGCGGATGCGGGCCTGCGCGATCTGCGCGTACTCTGCCGAGAGTTCGCACCCGATGAAGTTGAAGCCCTCTAGGACCGCGCCCCGCCCTGTCGACCCGGATCCGGTGAAGGGATCGAGCACAGTGCCGCCGGGAGGCGTGACGAGGCGAACTAGGTAGCGCATGAGCTCGGTGGGCTTGACGGTAGGGTGATGGTTCCGTCGCTCGGTGGTCCGAAGCCGCGGCGTATGGTTCTCCGTCTCACGCCCATCCGTGCGGCGCACCAGCTCGTGCTCGTCACACCCCTCCTCCCTGTCGTGGCGCGAGGCCTTCGGGGTGTAGAAGAAGCGCGCGGCCTCGCCCAGCCCTGCGGTAGCTTCCTCGCTTCCGTCGTGGATGAAGTTGGCGGGCCAGCGGCCTGCTTCCTGCCCCGGTTGCTTGCGTGTTGGTAGCGGATTCATGTGTCCGAACGCCGGCCCGTCATACCCCGCGCCCCTTGAATGTGTCGTCACGTTGTCGGTCGTCCCGACCCTACACCCATTCACATTGATCGCCCCCGTCCCGTGGGCCAGCACATTCGCCGCCACGGTGCCGATCAAGGGCTTACGCGCCATGCAGATGGGCTCGTGCGCGGGCTTCAGAGCCGTGCCCCAGCCAGACCATTGACGGGCGGCGTCGGTGGCGGGGGAGGTGATGTCTGGGGCGGATTGCCATCCGTCGCCCATCGCGAGCCGTCCATGCACGCTCCCGGGGTTCGGGTGCTTGCCAACTATCTGCCGCTCCGCTCCCGCCGCGCGGTCGATAGCCTTCGACACATCCAGCGACTTTGGGAACCCGCTGCCGTACACGTACATGATTTGGTCACGAATCTGAAAACCAGCATCCTCGATGGCGCAGGTCATCCGGTGGTAAGTGCGCGACCCGGAAAAGGCGAGCAAGTGCCCCCCTGGCTTGAGCACGCGGAACGCCTGCCGCCAAACCTCGACGTCGTAAGCGATGCCCGACGCATCCCACGACTTGCCCATGAAGCCCAGCTCGTAGGGCGGGTCGCAGACGACGGCGTCTACCGATGCGTCAGGCAGGGTCGCCATCGTGACGCGGCAGTCGCCGACTAGGACGCGCGCCTTCACCGGGCATCCACGGCGGCGGCGCTCATGAGCTCCACCGCATCGACGTCCAGGGCCTTCCCTAGGGCGACCATCGCCGAGAGCGACGGCTTATGGTCACCCGCTTCCCAGCGCGTGAGCTGCGACGGGTGCACGTTGATCTGACGGGCCAGCTCCGCGCGAGACATCTCGAGGTTCTCCCGGTGGAGTCGGATTAGGGTGCCGAGGGTGTGGTACTGCATGAGCCTGCACTATAGTGCAGTTGCGCGTTTCGCAAGGCTTGCTAGTTATGGGGCATGACACACCACGAACTCGCCCTCACGAACCTCCTCACCTTCCTGCGAGAGCACCACGCCGAGGACATCGGCGGGGTTTCCTACTCCGCCACTGCGTCAACCGTCTGGCTGAAGTCGCCGCCGAAGGGCGCGACGATGCTCGGGTGGGAGTGGGAACTTAGCGCGCTTCAGAACCAGCTCCTTCACAAGACGCCCTCGGGCATCTTCGTCTTCGCCCCCTCCACCGAGGTCTCCGCATGATCCTCTCTCAGTCTCCCGAGCTCGATCAGCTCGCTACCGCCCTTGCCATCGCGCAGGGCTCCATCCAGGGCGCCGTCAAGGACCGCACGAACCCGGCGTTCAAGTCGAGCTATGCCGACCTTGCGAGCGTCTGGGATGCGTGTCGCGCCGCCCTGTCGAGCAACGGCCTGAGCGTCTCGCAGCATCCGGGTCGCCTCGAGGACGGTAGCGCGACCGTGACGACGATCCTCCTCCACAAGTCGGGCCAGCACATCGCCTCGGTCTGCGCGGCCCTCCCCCGCGACCAGAGCCCCGCCGCCGTGGGCTCTGTCGTGACGTACCTGCGCCGCTACGCCCTTGCCGCCGCGGTTGGGGTCGCCCCGGAGGACGACGATGGACAGGCGGCGCACCATGCGGCCCCGCAGGCCCCGCCCCAGCGCGCCCCGGTGCAGGCCCAGCGTGTCGCCGAGGCTTTCGGTGGGCGTGTCGAGAGTGTTGAGCGCATCGCGCCCGCGGCCTCGGGCATCGACCCCAGCTGCCCCACGTGCTCGGGCTTGATGTGGGACAATCGGGAGAAGAAGACGAACCCCAAGGCTCCCGACTTCAAGTGTCGCGACAAGAACTGCCAGGGCGTGATCTGGAAGTACGGCGAGAAGCCACGCGGCCCTGTCCCGCAGACGCGCGGCCCCCTGCTCGATGCCCCTCCCCCGCCCACCGATGAAGACGGCCCCGGCTTCCCGTTCTAAGGAGTGACCATGACGACGACGTACGACCTGATGCGCGGCGCTGCCCGCGTGCAGATGGAGATCGAGGAGAACTCGGGCCTGCTCTCAGAGGAGACCGCGACGTTCCTCACGACGTGGATCGAGCAGAGCGAGGATAAGGTCCTCGCCTGCATGCACCTCGTCCGGCGCATGGAAGCGGAAGCGGAGCTCCTCGAGCGCGAGGAGAAGGCCCTCCGCGCGAAGCGGAAGACGTGCGAGAACGTCGCCGACCACGTGAAGGCCCTCGCGACAGGGCTCCTCGTTGCGCGCGAGACGATGGGCGAAGAGCCCAAGGTCAAGGGCCCCACCTATTCGGCGTGGCTCGCCGAGACTCAATCCATCGTCGGGCCCGAGGACGTGTCCGCATGGCCCGAGACGTGGCGTAGGGTCAAGGTAGAGCCCGACCGCGCCGCCGCCTTGAAGGCTGCGAAGGCGGGGCAGGAGCTCCCCGAGGGGTTCGCCCTGGAGAGCAAGCGCGGTGTCCGGTGGCGATGATCCCATCGGGCGCACTGCGCCAGCGCCTCGAGGCCCTCCGTCAGAAGTACGCGCAGGACCGCCGCATCGCGCACGTACAGGCCATCGTCGCGGCGATGGTCCAGCTGGACGAGGTCGAGGCCTACGCCGAAGAGCAAGAGGCCGCGCTACTGCACGACCGTAGCCAGCTTGCCACCTTCGCTGACAAGCCCTAGTTGGCCGGCTTCGAGGTCGATAGCAAGACCTCGATGACCACGGAGTTGTGCGAGGTCGAGAAGAGGAAGAACTTCGTGACGCTCGGCATTCCGTTCGCGCCGTTGCCGTTCGTGTTGTACGCCAGATACTGATCGATGGTCCAGCCCCCGGTCGCCGGGGCTGCGCCACCGTCAGTCAAGGTCTGGTCGAAGGACACCATTGCGTGCTTCGAGGCGTTGTCGCGGTTGTGGAGGTTGAGCTGAAGGTGACGGGTCGTCGGCAGGTTGACCTGCGTGACGATGTTGGACGTGCCCGTCGTGATGACCTGCACGTGCGGAAGGTGAGTAGGCGCGAGGGTGAGGGCCATTAGTCCAGCCCATCCCGCCCGAGGACGTACGCGAGGTGGAGCGCGGCCTTCACGATGCGGCGGCGTTCAGCGCGCGTGACCTTCGTGCCTCCGTCTCCACCTGCACGGGTAGCAGAGCGGATCTCGGCGATGACGGCGAGGACTTCCGCGGGCAGCTCGACTAGCTCAGCGGGATCGTAGGGCATGGAACCTCCTGGGGGACACGTACCCCATAGCGAGACGACGCGCCGCCTCGACACCATGCCGAGGAAGCGCGCCGCCTTTCTGGGGTAGGGTTCCCCCGGCATGAGTATACCTGAGTATGACGTAGGTATACCTAAGTATACCCACGTCAAACGTCAGTATTTCATCGGTTTGTAGGTCTTGCCGTCGAAGGCGAGCGACTCGCCACACTTCTTCGGGTCCCGGTAAGGAGCGCCCAGGGAGATGTGCACCCACGCGCTACCCGCGGGCTTCTCGAGAATGCACTGCCCGAACTTCAGGCCGCTCTCGACGACGATCCACCTGTGCAGTTCGTCGACGGTAGTCGAGGGGCACACGATATCCGCGGCCTCCCCCTTGGAGTGCTGCGACGTGGCGCTGCCTCCGACTGCCGCGTTGACGGCGGGGCCTCGAAAGCCAGAGTTGACGCGGACTGCGCCGAACTTCGCGCGGATGACCTCGAGCATCTCCGCGACCAGCTTCAGCTTATCGATGTAGTCGCGGGCCTCGCGACGGTTGGCGTCCTGGAGGGCGCTCTGTCCCGTCCGCGTGAGTTCCTCGAAGCTGAAATGCTGGGTCAATGTCACTTGCTACCTCCCTTCGTCGTCGGAGCCTTC